AGCACGCTATTGGCCGCAGCTCAATGTGGAAGAAAAGCGTATGGATTTGAGATAGATAGAATTTTTTACGACAAAGCAAACAGGCTTGTTTTATCAAGAATACAAAAAACATTGTTTTGATATGAGAAATAAAGAACTAATAGCTCTTCTCCAAGAGCAAGACCCGGAAGCGGAGGTAATGATCCGCACGTCCGATGGAGAGTATGAGTACGATCCGGTGGATGTCACATGGGACGAAGAGATAGAATGTGTAATTATTCAGGAGGGATAAATATGAATCAAATTTGCACGAATAAAAAACAATCATCACGCCTATTAGAGGCCGGGGTGAACCCGAAGACGGCGGACATGTATCTTGACGAGTTCGAATGTCCGGTCGCATTTGAATATAGAAGGATTGAAGGGCACATGGATCAAGATATGGCATTTCCGGCTTGGTCTCTATCCAAGCTGATAGACATGATGCCTCCAGCTATTGATAGATTAGGTACGCTTTATTTATGCGCAGGATTAAACGCTAAAACATATAATGCCGATAATAAGGTGAAGGATCATCAATACAGCATTGAATACGGGGTAAACTATACATCACATAGATATGATGATCCGATTGAAGCATTGATAGAGACTATCGAATGGCTTATCAAGGAAGGACACCTTGACAATAAATACCTAGCGGTTAAATGCGGCGATTGCCTACTTATCGAGGATGAAGACGCAAGCGGGGACGCTTGGTGTGCTTTCCATCAAAAACTGGTAAGATGCGATAGTAGAGCTTGTGAGGATATTTTAAAGAAAGGAGTACAAAATGCGTGAGATTAAATTCAGAGGAAAAAGTACGACAAGCGGGAAATGGGTACATGGTATGCTTACGACACTAAAGGATTTAGGGGCAGAAAAGCAAGATATGATAATCATAAAAAAGGAAGGAGTATTCAATGAAGGCTCTGCCTCTCCGTTTTTTATGGAATGGGATTACATTCATAAAGACACCGTAGGCCAGTTCACAGGCTTAAAAGACAAGAGCGGAAAGGAGATTTACGAGGGGGATTTAATAAAAGCTCCAAGCGGACGTATTTATGCCGTTATATTCTCAACATGGAAACATGAAGAGAAAAGAGATTTTCCAAAAGTAATCGACTTGTATGAACATACAGGATGGTGCATATCCCTAGATGGGGTTAATCCATGTGAACTGCTAGACTCAGAGGTGTGCCAAGGAAGTGTTATAGGCTCAGTGTATGACAATCCCGAACTACTGAAAGGAGGTAACCATGAAAGCAACATATAATACCATCGATTGGGAACAGCGTAGGTACGAGCTTGCTAAAAGCGCCATGAATGGTATTTTAAGTGATGAAAATGAGGTGGGTTATGCTTGTTCTGAGGTAAAATACGGGGAAAACGAAAAACATACGATTCCAAAGGCTATCGCTCAATATGCAGTTGCTTGCGCAGACGCACTGATAGATGAATTGAGGAAAGGAGGTGAAAAATGAAAGCAATAACTATTAAACAGCCTTGGGCATCCTTGATAGTCCACGGTATCAAAGACATTGAGAATCGTACTTGGAGAACTAACTATCGTGGACGTGTGCTTATTCATGCTGCTGGTTCTCATGGTAAAAAGTTTAGCGTCGATTTAACTGATGCTCAAATGAAGGCTGCATTTGGTACGATTGCTAAAGAAACAATGTTTGGTAATCTGCCTTTTGGTACAATCATTGGCAGCGTAGAGATTGTGGATTGCGTAGTAAATCATTCATCCATTTGGGCAGAGAAAACAGAAAACTACACAGTCGGCATGAATCCTAAACTGCATGAGAATATTACAGGCAGAGAGGTTGTCTATAATTGGGTATTGGCAAATCCTGTAATGTTTGACAAGCCGATAACAGGCGTGAAAGGCAAGCTTTCGTTTTGGGAATTTAAACAATAAGTATTTCAATGGAAAGAAATATTGATATGGGACAGACGATAGAGGAAGCGGCTCATTTATTTGCTGAAAGCAGGAGTAGCGGTAGTGCATTCCCTGCGTATTATCAGGGATTTATAGCAGGTGCCGAATGGCAGGCAAAGCAATTCCCGTGGATAAGCACAAAAGATAAGTTACCTGATGATGAAGATCTGGTAATAACTGGCTGCTGGTGTACTGATTATTTTAAATACTTACAACAGGGTTGGTATTGCAGAGAATGTAATGAATGGTATGATACTAATGGTGATAAAATTTGTGTTACCCATTGGATGCCTATACTCGATCTGAGGAATAGTATTAACCGAGCCTTCCCTTGAAGGCTCATAATTAAAAAAATATATGAAAGCTAGAGAATTAGAAAAAAACTCACCATCGTTAGATCAGATATATAATATTATAAAAGAAGCGAATAAACGAAACGAGTATAAAATATTTTTCCCGCATTGGGTATACTTCTCAGATGAGTGCAAACTTGAACTCATGAGACAAGGATTCAAAGTATATCAAGGAGAATGGCTACGTGGGGATTATGGATTAATAATAGAATGGTAACAAATAATAAATAAATCATGAAGAATGAATATTTCAATATGATATGCCAGAAATCTACAGAAGGGAAAATGATAATAATGGCCGTTGTTCCGGATAATCTTCTGGGTGAAGGATTGCCTTCCATTTTTGAAGTTCAAGCAGTAAAGCTGGTTCCAACAATTTACACCGGGACCTATCCTACAATCAAGGTTATCTCTGAGACAATCAAAGATAGATCGGATTTGCAAGGTGAAGGTATTAATGGTATAGTCTCCGGAGAAAATTGGTATAATGTATCAAAAGAGGATAAGAATACTTACGGAATTAACATCTAAGAAAATATGAATGATTATAAAGATAAATATGGATATTCAAATCGGAGGAAAATAGAAGTTCCCCAAAGAGAGTTTACCATTCGAGGACATAAGGTGTCTGACATTAAGAGAGAAGATATTGAAAATTTCTGTAAAGCAAGAGCTATTCCACCTGAATGGTTGGTGAGTGAGCTTATCAAAGAAATTGATTAACGTAAAACTAATAAAAACTGAATCATGTTGCAAAGCAAAATAGATAAGGCCATTGAAACCCTACAGAAGTATGAAAAACTTGCTTTGAAATACTCTCCAAGCGGTTTTCATGTGGCTTTTTCCGGAGGCAAAGACTCACAGGTAATCTATGAGCTTTGCCGGATGGCTGGAGTGAAGTTCAATGCCTATTTCTACAAAACGTCTGTAGACCCGATGGAAGTACTTCGGTTTATCCGGTCAAACTATCCCGATGTGACTTGGCTGTATCCGGAAAAAACGATGTTTCAGCTTATTCTTAAAAATAAGATGTTACCCCTCCGGAATCGTCGATACTGTTGTGAAGTAATCAAAGAACGAAGAGGATTGAATGAACTTACAGTAATCGGTATAAGGAAAGAAGAAAGCGCACGCCGGGCAAAACGTAAAGAGTTTACTTCCGATTGCAAGCTGGGATGCGATAAACCTTTACTTTCTATCATTCTCGACTGGACAACTTCGGAAGTTTTCGAGTTTCTGAAAATGAGAAATATTCCCGTTTGTCCTCTTTACAAAATCATGGATAGAATAGGTTGTATTGGTTGCCCTATGAATAGTAAAGGCCAACGTTCAGAATTTCGAATGTATCCACTACACCGTCGAGCATATATCAATACAATAGAAAAGCTACGGACTTTATACGGAAAGTACTTAGAGTTCGACTCTGCCGAAGATGCCTTTAATTGGTGGTGTTCCGGAGTAAGCAAAGCCATCTATTTGGCTAATAAAAAACAATTAGAAATTCAATTTTAAGAAGATATGAACATGAAAAAGAAAAAAGTTACAATGCTAGCGATTGAACATTCAAAAAAGGTGTGTGATCCACAGCCAGAATCAATAGACCGGATGGATGTCAGAAGGTTGGTTATGGATGCTTATAGGATCGGTTATAATAAGGCTCATTCCGAGCATGTAAAGTGTATGAGCGATATTGTAAATATGAACTTGTCTGATATAGATTTTCCCGTGTTTACTCATACCAAAGAATTTAGAAATCACTTCGACTTCATAATGATGAAAATTAAGGAACACTTTAACGGAGAAAGATCCGCTATTGTCGATAAAAATACTTGATGAGCCAATCAAATCGAGGAATAAGTAAACTATAATATGTCATGAAGTTAGGCAAGCAAACGATAGTGTTCTTGGCCGTAAACAAGAATGGTGACGAGGTTATCCTTGATAACTTCCCCGTGCGGCAAGGAGAGGTATGGACGGACGAGAGATCGGCGCATGACGAGGAATATTTTTCCGTCGAGGATCACAACTCGGCGATCGTACTTCCAAAAGGCAGTATTTATAAATTAACAAATAAATACTTAACGTGGGAAGACGATCCCATATCTCTTAAATCCGTCATTGAGATAGACTCATTATAACAGGCACATCAAGGCCATCTAAATGCAATAGGTTTTGATCAATATGTCAAAACCTATTACTTATATCATATAATTTTATCGCAAAAAATGGAACAGCAAGATATTTCATTATCCTATGGGATACACCGTTCTCCATCTATTGGAAACGAGGGGGAATTATCAGAATGCGTGAATCTGATACCAAAGAATGGCGAACTGGTGAATATACAGCCTCCAAAAGAACTAGGCATAACCCTTCCGGAAGGATCGATACTTATGTACGTGCATCGGACAAAGGATCTCCTTCACTATATCTTTTTCCAGACGAATGTTTTACGCTATGCGGATACGGACGGAACGACCCATCTTATAGGGGCGAACCAATATGACAAAATTCCCAAAGCTATCACGTCCATAGGAAACACCTTGATTGTAATAAGCGAAGATCCTATAAGATATTTACTTTGGGATGGAGAGTTTTATAAGGAATTAGGAGATAAGCCCCCCTTCCCTATCCTGTCATTCGGATTGGTAGGATCATTGGATAAGACCGAACAATTGTCCGTATCCGTTGATCCGCCCTATGATGGAGCCTTTACGGAAGATCAACTATCAACTATCAGTAATTCCGTGATGGGATATGTCTCAAAATTTATCAGGGAGAGAAGTGTAGATCGAGGCATGTTTATATATCCGTTCTTTATTCGTTACGCTTATAGACTATATGACGGAACGTCTTACATGCAATCAGCCCCGATACTGATGATACCATCGTCCGGAGTAACTCCTCACGTTCCATTTACTATTGACGTGGACACAGAGGATTTTGACGCAAAGATCATTGTAAACTTCATTATATCCTCAGTGGTATGCTCCATTAATTACAAAGTCAGCGGAATGGGGAATCAAAGGGAATGGTGGAAGGACATAGTTAAAAGCCTTGATATATTCATAACGCCGCCAATATACACCTTTGATTATTATGGGGAGATTAATAGGGCACAAAAAATATCAGACGATAACGGTTTCGGGGTGTACTCTATAGGTGGAGGATATTACAACAGGCATACATTCGAGGAAGCCTTGTCCATAGCCCTGCCGGGATCAGGTTATACCGATCAACTCGTCTTACCCGGAAAGGCCATGGATAATAAGGTGCCGGATAATTCATTGTTTTACAAAGTAGCAAGCATAGCGTATGAGGACTTTTGCGGTTATAACGGGGGTGAAAGACGTTCTCTCACTTTAGAAGATAATGTGCTGGAATCGTTGCAAAATCGAGAGCAGCTTGTTGACGCGGACGGGTACCAGAATTTAGATTGGCTAATACCTGATTATTCCTATACTTATAACCAGCGGTTAAATATAGCTAATATAAAAAGGATACTATTTGATGGTTATCCTCCGGAGTCCATGGTAACGTACAACGACGGTAGCAGCACGTTGAGCATAAAGGTTTTCATAAGAGAAGGAGAAAAGGATATCGTCGTTCAAACATCCTCCTCATATAACCTTGGTATCAATTTGCATTACCTATATTACCCCAACGCTAACGCATACAAGATGGTGATAACACGGAATTCGGACGGATACCAAGCGATCGTTACCCTCTCTCCACATAACACGTTGAACGGGGCTTACTATTTCGACTCATACGCCCCGATCATATTTAAACCGGGCAGCGATAGCACACCAATATCAACGGACAAGTCGGTCAATATGCCAAACAAGATATATACGTCCGAGGTCAATAACCCGTTTTAT